TGATGCAGTCGTTCGGCGGCAACATGATGAAGGGCGAATCGCGCCAAGGAGTCGAGGCACCACAGAACTACGGCTTCACGTCGGTCTGCATGGGTGCGGACAAGGACGAGAACGGCAAGATCACGGGGGGCGCGGAAATTGCCGTGCATTATGTCGGCGGCAATCGCAGCTATCCGATCGGCGGTGCGATGGATGATCGGCGACATCGGCTCAAAGGGCTTGATCCCGGCGACAGCGCCATGTTCCGCACCAAGACCGATTATCAGCAATTCCACATGAGCCAGGATGGCGGGTTCTGGTCGGGCGCGCGCAACAAGACCTTGCGCATGGCGCTGGTCGATCAGGACGCGCAGGAGCAGCAGCAACAGGGCGGCCAGCAGGGCGGCCAGGGCGGGACGGCGAGCGTCGAAGCGCGCGCCAACGGCGGCGGTGGTGGGGGCAGCGGCGGCAGCGGCCAGGGCGGCCAGCAGGGCCAACAGAAGCCGACCGGACAGACGTCGGTCAAAAGCGATAATCAGCAATCCAAACGCTACATGCATCTCACCAAGGACGAGACGGCGGCGAGTGGCACGAACGTCCGGCAATATCTCGACGACGGCGTCGGCTATCACGAAGTCAACACCGACAAGAAGGTTTACACCGGCGCACTCAAAGGCAAAGGCAAGTTCGCCAAGGTGGTGACCACCGCCGGACCGACCAAGAACGTCATGGGATTTCTCGGGTGAGCCATGGCGCGGCTCCTGCTCGGCAAGAACGTCGGCGGGCTCAGCGGCACCGGCACCGACCCGGCGCCGGATATCCGGCTGATCCAAAACCTGACGCTGTCCCAGTATCAGGTCACGGTCGATTGGAACCTGCTCAACGACGGCACGCTCGACGACAGCCAAGCACTCGCCACCGCGATCATCGTCGCACTGGGCACTGACGGACTCGCCTCGACCGACGATCAGCTTCCTGATCCGGACTCCTCCGATCGCGCGGGCTGGTGGGGAAACCTCGACGCTCAAGAACTCTGGGGCGGCTGGGATATCGGGACCAAGCTCTGGTTGATGAAACGCTCGGCGATCGAGGGGCCGAACGCCCAGCGCGGCGCCACGCTCGCGCGCGTCAAGAACTATATCTACGAATGTATCCAGCCGTTTGTCACCAATCGCATCGCCTCGACGTTCACGGTCGAGGTCCAGCGCGTCAGTGATCAGCAAATCAATGCGCTGATCCGCATCTATCGCGGCCCGATCCCGGCGATCGATCTGCGCTACGCGATCCTGTGGACCGACATCAGGCCGGAAGCCTCCATCTTCTAACTCAGACGTAAATCCATGCCCTGGAACACGCCCGCCTTGCGCGACGTGCGCGGCCTCGTGCGCGACATGTTGAACGCGACGCTGCCCGGCGCGGACGCCAACGTGCCGAACAGCGTGTTGCGCGTGCTGTCGGATTCGCAGGGCGCACTCTGCCATCTCACCTTGCAATATATCGATTGGCTGGCGTTGCAGCTCCTGCCCGACACCGCCGAGACCGAATGGCTCGACCGTCATGGCAATATCTGGCTGAAGAATGCCGACGGCACGACTGGCCGCAAGCAGGCGACCCTGGCCAGCGGCACCGTCACCATGACCGGTATCGCCGCAACAACGGTACCGGTCGGTACGCAGCTTTTTTCGTCTGTTGGCGGCGGCGCGGCCAGCTACGAGACCACCGAACTGATCTTTCTCGCCGAGGGCTCGCAACCGACGCCGGTGGCGGCGCGTGCGCTCGATCCCGGCACCCTGGGCAATCTCGATCCGGGCTTTCAGCTCGGGGTCACTAACGCGGCTCTGCCCGGCGTCGATGGCGCGGCCACCGTAGTGACGATGGATGGCGGCACCGACACCGAGACCGATGACGAGCTGCGGCGGCGCGTGCTGCTGCGCATCCAACAGCCGCCGCAGGGCGGCGACGCCACCGATTATGTGCAATGGGCGCTGGCCGTGCCGGGCTGCACCAGAGCATGGTGTGCGCCGCTGGAAATGGGCATCGGCACCGTCACCGTGCGGGTCATGTTCGATGATCTGCGTGCAGCTCAAGGCGGGTTTCCGACGTTTGAAGACCTCGCCACCATCACCGCATATCTCGACACGGTGCGCCCGGTCGCGGTGAAGGACTTCTTCGTGGTGGCGCCGGTCCCGCAGCGGATCGATGTCCAGATCGCGCAGCTCAACTCCGATACGCCCGCCACGCGCGCCGCGATCGAAGACAGCCTGCAAGCCATGTTGTTGGAGCTGGCCGCGCCGGGCCAGACCATCTATGCGGCCTGGAAATCGGCGGCAATTCTGAACGCGCCGGGCGTGGTCTCGTTCGATCTGCAAAACGGCGCCGACGACGTGATGCTGTCGCCCGGTCACATGGCGACGCTCGGGGACATCATCTATGTCTGATCTTCCGAGCGTGCCGGTCGATCGCCACGTGCGTCGGTCGGGCGACGACTACGCGCAAGCGTTCCTGCAACTGCTGCCGCGGGGCCAAGCATGGCCGCGTGATCCGGCCACGACGTTGGTGCTGGCGTGCGCCGGGCTCGCGCAATATTGGGGCTTCGTCGACGGCCGCGCCGCCGATTTGTTGGAGCGTGAAAGCGACCCTCGCTATACGGTCGAGCTGCTGCCCGATTGGGAGCGCGCCTGGGGCCTTCCTGATCCTTGCCTACCTAGCGTCACCTCGATCGGCGAACGCCAGCGCATGCTGGTGATGAAGATGACTTGGTTGGGCGGGCAATCGCGTGCCTATTACCAGAGTGTCATGACGTGGCTTGGTTATGGCCAAGTCAACTTCAAGGAATTTGCGCCGTTCATGGCGGGGATCAGCCGGGCTGGCGACACCCGCTATGAGTACGATCAAACCGGACAATATCGCTGGTACATCGGGCCGCCGGAACAACGCTTCTATTGGTCGGTGGAAGTTGGCAGCGTTGGGCTGATCTGGTTCCGCGCCGGGCAAAGCCAAGCCGGTGTCGATTATCACCTCGAATTCCGTGTGCCCGACGAATTGCTGTGTTTGTTGAGCCGCTGGAAGCCCGCGCACACCGATCTCATCTTCGACTTCGCCAGTCTCGCCAACGGCGGCCCCATGCAGGGCACCCCGTAAATCAGAGGAACGCGCGATGAAGTACGTCCCGCCCTATGGCGTGTCGGACCCGAACGCCTCGTATGTTAACGGCGACCCGTCGATCGCCCGGCAGGGCTCGATTCCACCGGCCGCCGTGTTCGAAGAACCGCAGCGCGAGGTCATCGCGTCGATTCAGTACAACGGGTTTATTCCCAGCGACGCTGATCTGACCCAACTGTTTCAGGGCACGCGCTCGCAGTTCGGCAACTACGCCAAGGACACCGGCTCGATCAACACGCTGTCGGTCGCGTTTTCACCACCGCTCGCCAAGTATACCGTTGGCTTGCCTATCCGGGTTCGCGTCAACCAGACCAATACCAGTGCCTGTACGATCGATGCTGGGTGCGGCCGCGTGTACATCCGGCGGCCGGATGGCAGCAACGTGCAGCCGAGTGATTTACCGGCTGGCGGCATCGTCGATCTGGTGTTCGACGGCACCGGCTTTCAGATGGTCAACTATCTCGGCGGCGCCTCAGCCGGAAGCATCACCAACAACTATAATCAAATCCCCTACGCGGTGGACACGTCCGCGACGCCCAACGTCATTGTTGCTCCGTTCTCGCCAGCCATCACGGCGCTGGCGGCAGGCGACGTGTTCTTGGTGAAAGTGGCAAACACGACGAATGGTCCGACGACCCTGCAAGTCAACGCTTTGCCCGCACATCCAGTCAAGGTCATCGGCGGCGCCGACTTGCTGCAAAACGACATCGGTGTGAATGACGTCAAGCTGTTCGTCTACGACGGTACGAACTTCCAAATCACGCCGAACCTTTTGATCAATGCCAACTGGACGATGAACGTTCCGTCGCCCGCGTATCCGACCGTGCCAGCCGCGCTCAGCGCCATCGCCCGCAAGCGCATTGCCATGAGCGCCACCGTCACGATCGTCATGGCGTCCGGCACCTACGCGCCGTTCACGATCGTTCATCCCGACGCGGATCGGATCGTCATCAGCGGCACCATGCTCGGCGCTTTTCCGGGGATCAGTGATCTGGTTTTTACCGGTAACGGCTACAGCAGCATCATCGCGGACGGATGGTCGAACCTCAATGTCCTGAAGGCGCGCATCGGCACGATCGTATCTTGCGGCAACGGTCAGGTCGGGATCACCAACAATGGTCCCGGCAACGTGACCATAAAAAATATCCTAGTCACCGGACCGTTCAGCGCGGCGTCGAATCCCGGCAATGCGAACGCGTGGTGGGACTTGAGTATGGGCGTCTATTGTCCCGCTGGCCGGATGATGACGTGTATCAATGTGGCGTGCTGGGGGATGGGGTTCGCTTCGTTTGAAGTGCGCGGCTACATGTACTGCTCCGCTTGCATTGGCACGGCCAACATCAACGGGCTGTCCACCAGATACTCCGACGGGTTTGCCGAGAGTTACAACTGCATCTGGCGAAGCAATCTTTACACCGGCATCAACGCCGACGTTCAATCGCTGTGGCTCGGCAACTCAGACGAAATCAAGGGAAATGGCGGCGACGGCATCCAGCCGCTGTTGCAGGGCATGACCTACGCGAGCAACTGCTCGGTCTATGGCAACGCGGGCTTGCAGACGAATGCCCTTCGCGCCGCGATCTCGTTCATTCCCGGTTCCTATGTGCCGAACGGGTTTCCCCCCGCCAATGGTGGGCCGAGCGCGGACGGGTCCTTCACGTTCATGTAAAGGGGGCGGGTCATGCAAGTGTTTGTCTATCGCTCGGACCTGAGCGACACCAACCCACCGGTCATCGCATCATTCCCGGATCAGCCTGTGTTTGATCGTTCCTACATGGGCACCGACGTGGCGCTGTTGTC